GCGACGAAGACGGCGAGGGCTTCGTCGGTGGTGATGTCAGCCGCGGTTGTCATTGGGCGGCCTCCTGCTCTCGTAGGACACGGGATCGGCGAGCCATTCGCGGATCTCGTCGACGGGGTACAGCGTGTGCGCCTGCTTGGCGGTGCCGGTCTTCGTGGGCCGGGGGCCGCGCTGCGGATTCTGTGCGGCCCATGCTCGAAGCGTGGCCGGCTTGCGGCCGATCATCTCGGCGGCACGGGCTCGGCTGACTGCGTGTGGTGTGTCCATGACGCTCAATGTGGCGGCATGGCTAAACGTGCGCGAGGGGGTGCGGCGCGTGCCACCGCGTTGGCACAGATCGCTCCGACACGTTCGTAGCGTGGTCGCGAAAAGAAACTGGGCCTAAGCACCTTGCGATGCTCAGGCCCGGGTGTGAATCAGCGATTAGCCAGCCCGCTCGATCAAGCCACGAGCGTGGCACGCCGACGGCGCTGCTCGATCATCGCAAGCACGCCGGCGACGAGCGAGAGGGCGCTGCCGCCAGTGGCGGGGTCGATCTCGGGGACGGCGGCGGGGGCCGCAAAAACCGACATCTTGTGCGTTCTGCTACTGGAGCTCCAAGAGACGCCGGAATTGTTGCTGATCCAACGTCCACTCACAAACCCGTCCCCGGTGTGGGTGGTATTCGTCGTGCTAAACCAAGGCACGCTGCCGTTCTGTGGCCGTCCGCCGACGGTGATGCTGTTGAAAACATTCCCACGTGCTACCACGGCGTAATTGGTGTTGGGCTGCAACATGACCGACAGACCGGTTATTGAAACCGGCCTGGATACGAATGGACTCTTCCGAATGGACTGCATGAACGCGGTTGGCCCTGCGTTGCTCGCGGTCCAGATCTCTACAGACAGGTCGCCGCCGGCGTAATTGCTAGTAGTGGAAATGTCAAGGTTCACGTCTGTGATCGTCGTTAATACCGACGTGGAGCGGAAAGGAGCGGCGATCCACTGCGTGTTCGTGATGTTTGTGCGGTCCGCAGTTTCGACGTCCATGTTCGATGACAAGACGATTCCTGCGAACGACGGGGCGGCAGCCCCGGCGAGGGCGAAGACCGCAAGGACCGCAATGGCAACTGATCGAAATCGGAGTGTCATGTGCGAATCACTTCCTGTTTTTGTTGGTTGAGACCGCTGGCGACGTGCGACGCTGTCAACACACTCCCCCGGGGGAGTGTATCCCTTGCCACGTTTTTCACAACGACCTTCACGCCCCCACGAGCGTGGCACGCCGACGGCGCTGCTCGATCATCGCAAGCACGCCGGCGACGAGCGAGAGGGCGCTGCCGCCCGTGGCGGGGTCGATCTCCGGGACGGCCTCGATAGTGGCGATGCTTAAACCGTCTTGTGTCGCTGCGTAGACCGTGCTGCCGATGGCGTAGACGCCACGCACGTTGTTGTTGCCCAGGCCGTTGGTGGTGGTGTAGTTAGTGAAGTTTGTTCCGCCATTGGTGGAGATGCTTAAACCGTCTTGTGTCGCTGCGTAGACCGTGCTGCCGATGGCGTAGACGCCGTTTAGGCTGTCGTTGCCCAGGCCGTTGGTAGTGGTGTAGTTTGTGAAGTTTGCTCCGCCATTGGTGGAGATGCTTAAACCGCCACCGGTCGCTGCATAGATCGTGCTGCCGATGGCGTAGACGCCACGCACGGAGTTGGTGCCCAGGCCGTTGGTAGTGGTGTAGTTGGTGAAGGTTGATCCGCCATTGGTGGCGATGCTTAAACCGCCTTGTGTCGCTGCATAGATCGTGCTGCCGATGGCGTAGACGCCACGCACGGAGTTGCTGCCCAGGCCGTTGGTAGTGGTGTAGTTGGTGAAGGTCACGATTCCCGCAGCGGCCGGCGGCGGGGCGATAGCCCCGGCGAGGGCGAAGACCGCAAGGGCCGCGATCGCCCATGATTGAACTTGGCGTGTCATGTGGGTACGGATTCCTCGTGTTGGTGGGTGAAGCGAAAGCGGACGATTGATGTCAACGATCGACCAGGCCTCGCAGGCTATCTCCCCACACCGCTTTTCTCCAAAAGCCCTGGCAACAAAAAGTGACTAAATGCGAAATCAACGCACGAATCGGGTATCGGGCCCTACCTTTTGCGCACTTGCTGCTACAGAAAGCGCAACGAGACGCTGCGGCCGATCTGCCAACGGACGCTCGCTGATCTGATCGCGAGTGGCGTTGACAACGGCCGCGTGGCGATCACTGGGCGGTGTTCGATTCCGGCCGGCTTACGCTCGCCGCGTGGCGATCGTCTTGCGCTGCGCCCCCGGCTTGGGCACTTCCACCCGCCGGCGTTGCCGCTCCGGCGACGCCTCCGCCCCGACGGCGGTGATCCCCGCGGCGCTGGCGGCCACCGTTGCCATCACGCAGCAGTCGAAGAGGTGATTCTCGCGACCGGGGAAGAGCTTCCACTCGTCGACCGTTTGCCCGCGGGCGGTGACGGCGATCGGCTGCTCGGCCGTGAGGTGATCGAGGAGCATGTGGTGGTCGCCCTTGTGGAAGACAAGCGCGCCCGGATCGCCGACCGTGGTGTTCAGGCGGGCGGCGAGGAACGTTTTCCAATGGTTCGCGTCGAACAGCAGCCCGCGTTGGCCGCTGATGGTGCCGATCTTCCAGCCGGGGCCGATCCGCTCGCCGGGCTTCTTTTTGCCGTCGTGAATGGGGCGGGCCGTCGGGCCGACACCGCGGCCGTGGCTCGGGAGGATGATGGCGCTCGAGGAGTGTCTGCGGCAGAACTCACGAACCGTCTGCGTGGACTGTCCCCAATTGGCATCGATCACGAGCTGTTCGATGCGGGCGGTCGTGCCGTCTTCCCGCGGCCATTCGCGACCGAGGAGCATGTCGACGAGCGTCGTGAGTCCCGCCTGGAGCGTGGCCTCGAAACCGCCGGGGTGGAGATCGGATAGGGTGCGCTTCGCGCTCGATGCGGTGAAGTTCTCACCCGGTTGCTCGGGGTGCGTCCCGTAGGCCAGGAGGTGGCCGGCGTAGCCGGTCGCCCACGATGCGACCGACCAGAATAGAACCCGCTCCTGAATGTCGATTGCTGCCGTGAGCGTGGAGTGTGCGTTGGGCATGATCCCGCGGCGGAGCGGGATCGAGCGTTTGGCAAGCTGCTCTCGGTCGAGCCCCGCCACGGTGAGCGTCGGCCGGACGGGCTCGTTCTGATACTCGGCCTGGAAGGCGGCGTCCCCGCGGTCGATGCGGAGGTTGTAGGCGTGGTGGAGGGCGGAGAGTTCGTCGGGATTGCGCCGGGCGTCCCAGCCGACGTTGCCGCCGGCGTCCATGATCGTCTGCCGCTCACGATAGAAGTCGTTCGCGGCACCGACACCGACACCGCTTCGGAGTCCGTCCCGGCGAAGCTCTGCGTATTGCTGCCAAAGGTCTTCCCGGTCAGGCCAGCGGTAGATGAGCCGGGTACGCTTCCCCTGCCACTCGGGGTGGGCGTCTCGATCGAGGAGTTGATCGGCGAGGTCATTCGGCCGAATCACCGTCACGGTGCAAAGCCCCGCGATCGTCTGGCCCGGGCCGGCAAGGCCGAGAATAGCACCGGTCATGATCTCCAGCCGGTTGGCGACTTGCGTCGGCGAGCCTGCCACCTCGTCTGTCTGCGGATCGTCGATGAGGACAAGCGACGGCCGGAACGTCGAGCCGTCGGCCCGTTTCGCGGTCATGCCTCGAAGGTGGCCGGTGATGCCCGTCACCCGGACGGTCGCGCCGCTCGCGGCCGAGCCGGCGATCGTCGGTAGGACCAACTCGTTGGCGGCCTTGACTATCCGCGTGGGCTGGCCGGCGTGGATCTGCCCGCGGGCTCGCTGGGCGATCCGTTCAAGGGCTCGAAGAGCGACGCATACCTCGGGGAAGTCGGCGAGCAGTGCGTCGTTCGTTTCGAGTTCGAGAACGATGGCGTCGAGCATCCGTCTGGCGTGGTTCTCGTCGGCACCGACGATCACGACGAAATCCCGGTGGCCGTAGAGGAGCGCCCACACTGCGGCCGCGATCACGAGCGACGTTTTCCCGCTCCCACGGGGCATGGCAAAGGCGAAGAGCCCGCCGGTGAGCGTGGCGGCCTCTATGCGGCCGATCACGTCGCGGTGGTCCGCGGACCAGGGGAGGGTAAACGTGGCGGGCATGTACGCCGTGCAAAACGTCTCGAACGACACTCGGGCGGCGTCCCGGCGGGCGGGGTCGGCGACGGGCGGAAGCTCCCCGATGTCTCGGCCGGCTCGTGATGCCGACCGGTTGCGCTTGATGTTGGCGGCGCGGACCTGGTCGTAGCGCTTCGCGGATCGGTCGGCCTTGGATGCGGTGCCGGTGAACAGCGTCATAGCGTCACCTCGCTGATGTTCTTGAGGACTTTCCGGGCTCCGTCGAAGTCGCCTACTTCGAGCATCCGCCGGTAAAGCTCCCGGTAGCTCAAGAGAACCCACCCTCGGAGAGCGTCGGTGTCCGGCGTCCCCTCGCCCACGAGCCGCTCGCGAACCGCGGCGAGCGTGGCGACCGGGTCGGCGTCCGGGTATTTCGCCTGGAGGGCTTCGAGAACGTCATGTTCGCTCGCTCCGGTGAGCAGCCAGTGGACAACGGCGGTCGGGGCCGGGGGCCGGGGTGCGATGTCGTCAGCCATTTGATTCCCACCATGAGGAGAGTTGCCGAACGGTTCCGTCCTGCAGGCTCCGCCGCTGCGTAGCCCATAGGTTGTCTAGGTTGCCGATGATGAAACCGGCCAACTCGGGGTCGTGGGCGAGGGTGAAATCTTCGAGCCGCGGGTTCTCGTTCAGGTTCATCGAAGTCCGGCAGACCACTTGCCAGGTCGCGTTGTGGACAACGGCGAACTTCGCGTGGGTGCGCGTCACCCGGATGGCGTCGTTCCCGAAGGCGGCCCGGAGCCGGGCGGCAAGTTGCGGGCATCGCCGGACGAACGAAGCGTCGACGAGCCACCGGGCGCGGGTGATGCGGCCGGACTCGATCATGCCGATGGCCGTGGTGACGTTCGTCCCGGCCGCCGTCCACGTCGACAGTTCGAGCGCCGCCGGGCCGGTGCGGGCGAGGATCGCTTCGATCAGATCGACGAACGAAAACTGGCCCTTCGTCAGTCCGTAGGTTTCGCGGCCGTCGAGGTCGAGCCCCGCGACGGCCTCCACTGCCGTCTGCTTGCGGCGGAGGTCGCGAATGTCGCGGTAGCGCTGCCGGCGGAGGACGACGTGGGCCTGGCGAATGGCTTCGAGGTCGGCCACCGGGTCGGTCTGCGCGGTGAGGATCGGATTGGGGCGGTCGGCGTCGATCATTTCGGATGGTATCCCTCTGATTAGGACAGTGGCGGATCGCTACGCTCCGTTCGACGGCCGATAGCGTTCCGAGGACCCACGAGCCCCGTATACGGCCGTTCACGCCGCCGGCGTCTCTCCGCTCGTCTTCGGGCTCCCGTGGCCGCACAGGCGAACGTCGTGCGTCCTGCG